CAATTAGCACAAAGGCTTGAATATACAGATTCAGTTGAAATTTTAAAGTTTTATTCATTAATTTCTGATGCTTTGCTTCATTCTCAAAAACATATAAAAAAGAATGAGATTTACATGAAAGAAGTATCTAAGAATACTTACTTATTTATAGGACACGGTAGTTCAAATATGTCAAAAAATCAATCAAAACCTTTCTTTTTAATTTGTCCTAATTCTTACTCTTCTGATTTATTTCCGATTGAAAAGGAAATAAATTATATACATTTTCCTTTAGTTAAAACAAAATGGTGTAGACTTCCAGTTAGTTATTTAAATCATTGGACAAGTGCTTATGAAAGAGCTATGACGACAACTTTATTTAACAATTATGAAAAATTCAAAACAAAAAAATTAGATTTCAGATCATTAGGTAGTGAATTTGCTTTTAAAACATTATTAATCTTATCAGCAAAAAAGAGAATACAAATAGATTTAGATAATTTCAAATATTTACAAATGGGTGTGACAAGTTTAAAATCTGATCCTCTTAATCTGATAAAAGATAAATTGTGTGACCCGATAGATAATGAATTTCAATTATTTATAAGACAAAAAATGAAAAAAAATTTATCATTTTTGTTAGATTACACCTTTTATAAACGTGTCCCTAAATTTTTTGGAAGTTCAAGAGATGAATCAACAAGAGGTGGGCTCATCAATGGGAAAAACATATTTTTTGATAGTCAAATAGAAACTTTATCAAATTATTTAGATCAGTGTTATTTATCTCATCTCACGCCTAAAGATTGTGGCTCCTCTTATCATGATAAATATAAAGCATTGAAAGGTATAATGGAATGGGAAATGCATTATAAAGAAATATCAGATTTTAATTACTCTGAAGAATATTTAGACTTTTTAATGAACAATGATCAAAATAAAATGCAATATCATCCAATCATTGTGAGAATAATGGGCAAATTAGCAGCCAAAAAGCTAAGTCAAACTTTAGTCAAAAAAGAATTAGAGAATTTGAGATTAGATATACCTTTAAGCAAAATAAGTAATACCAACTCTATGGTTTATAAACAAGTTGAATCATTTGATGAAAAAGATTTAAAAAAGAATTCTTTCTTCCCAAAAAATAGAATGGGTGAATTCAGAAAGAAAGTTCATGATGTTGTAATAGAATATATGATGAAAGGATTTATGACAATACATGATTGTCTCCAAAGAAATTACAATCATCAACCTTATTTTAATTTGGCTAAGAAAACTCAATTTGGTGATGCTAGAGAAATATATATTCAAGATTTAGAAACAAGAGTAAATAATTACTGGGTTGAAATGAATTTTCAAATAATTTCTAATTATCTGCCAGAAGAAGGTATAAGCAAAAGTGGTGTGAAGAAAAGTATAATTTTAAATCAAATGGTTGATAATGCAGCATATCAAGATAAGGTTATAGTTATGGAGAATAGAGATGCATCCAAGTGGTCTTTAGGTGCTACTTTAGATGAGTTTTTACATTTCACACAAGGTATATCTTATATTATTCCAGATCAAAATTACTACTTTATAATGAATAACATAAATTTAATGAAAAATAAAAAATTGGAAATCCCTTATGAAATTTGGAAAATATGGAATAGAGATTATTTTGATTTAAATAAATTAGATTCTCACATGAAAGAGATTTATCTGAGATGCAAAGATTCTCATATACTTTATCTGAAATCAAATTTCATGATGGGTATATTTAATTATATGAGCAGTGTAAAACATGTTGCCAAATGTTATATGGTCAAAGATATATTATTAGAATACAACATTATATACTCATTTGAACATTTAGAACACAGTGATGATGAGTTCATTTGTTACACTTTAACAGAAGCAAATGATGAATTGGAATCTATAGGTTTTATAGATGAGGTAATTGAAATTTGCGGCTTATTGTCCAATATAAAAACGAATTATAAAAAAAGTAATATAAATACCAATATAGGAGAATTTTGTTCTTCTTTTAATTTTAATGGCATGTTTGTTGAACCCAAG